AGAGTGTTTGATGATGAGATTAACAATATAGTTGATCACTATAAACGCAATTTTAAATGGTAAAGGAGATTAATATGCATTTATCAAATCAAGCTCTAGGAGCAATTATGATGGCTCTACAGGAGTCATTATTACACCAACTCGATATCGTACCCATTCTTCAGGGATTCGATATTGAAGATACAGAAGAAGGATTAATAGTGAAAAATCCACCAACTGTTAGGATTCCAGACGATATGGCAGCAACTGCAGAACAAGAGACAATTGAACCAGATGCCTCGTTATAAGTATCAATGCGAAAGCTGCGATAAGGTAGTTATAGTCTTACATAGCATCAATGATGACTATGCAACCCCATGTGTTTTTTGTGGAATTGAAGGTTCGATGAAGAAACTTTTATCTACACCGATGTACATGGTAGAAGATTCTACTGCCGATGATGCTGTTGGTGATATAACTAAAGAATATATCGAAGCTAACAGGGAAATTTTAAAACAACAAAAAGAAGAAGCGAAAGAGTTTACACATGAACCGACTTGAAATAATTTTATACTTGGTATTAACAATATCTGTTTTCTTTAATGTAGCCCTTATAATATATACGAGGGGCGCCATTATACGTTTATTGTCAATATCGGAAGAGTTAGGAGATTTTCAGCAAATGGTAAATGCTTTCGCTAAACACCTGAAAGCGGTGTACGAGTTAGATATGTTTTATGGAGATGAAACGTTACAGGGATTACTTGATCACGCTGTGTCGTTTAATGAACAGCTTGATACATTCGAATATATCTACTCCTTAACAGAAGAGGAAACCCAATCGAATGATAATAAAACTAGAGAAACCGAAGAAGAGGAAGAGAGCGAAGAAGAAGAAGAATTATTACTTCACCATTGATCACGAAAACGCAATAGTCAGATATTCAAACACAGATTGCATTAAAGAGCGAACGGAACTTTACGTGAAGCTTATTGAGCCGGCGCTAAGTGAGATGGTTGATAAAATAGTTTTTACGTATAAATTCACGAACTTGCCTAATATCGATTATTTAAGAGATGAATGTAAAATATGGCTTGTGACGATTTTAGATAAGTTTGATCCCACAAAGGGATCTGCTGCTTTCTCGTATTTTAGTGTGATTACTAAGAACTGGTTTATTCACAAAGTTAAAAGACAGCAAAAGCGAAACTATAGAGAGATAGATTATGATAATCTCTCTAAAGTGCATGAAGAACAGTTTTTATCAACAAATGAATCTTATCTTACTCATCGTGAAGAAGATGAGTTTTGGAAATCATTCTATGGCGAACTTAAGTCTTGGGATGTTTCGCAGATGAAAGAAAATGATTTAAAGGTATATCAAGCAATTAATATTCTTTTCGAATCAAAAGATGATATTGAAATTTTTAACAAGAAAGCTATTTATTTATACCTACGAGAGATTACCGGATTGAACACTAAACAGATAGTTAATTCACTAAAGAAGTTTAGAAAGAAATACGGTACTTTCCGAAGTGATTGGGAGAATCACGGTACATGAGTAAGCAAGATTTAGAAGTTCTTATTGACGAAGCACTCGATAATATTCGCAACGATAGAAAAGTAGCAAGAGAATTTCTAAATGAAATCGCAAATCAGATAGCGTCTGATGCAGAGCAGAACAAATATCTTAGTCCTGTGGCGGCAAAGCATATTGAAACAATGCAGCGTTCCAACGAACAGCTAGTAAAGATTATTAGTTTGAGACAAAAAACTCACACACAAACAATAGAGTTCTCAGATGAAGATAAAAATAGTCTCTTTGATATGATACAAGGGGAGACATAATATGAAAAAGAGTCGTAATCTAGATGATATAACAGGAATAGACGCCTTCGCCTGTTCAGTTAGGCAAGGTGTTTCTGCTGATTATGATGCTTTCAAGCCACCATTTAAGGCAGTTGTGATAAAGGAACCCTTCCGGTTACCTGCAGGTAATATATTTTCCGATGTGCCTGTTGTTAGAAATATATTTGCATTCTTCGGAGGCGGAAAACAACCCCAAGCTTTCTATGGAAGATTACAAGGAGATCCATCTTTACATGATTGGTTGGATGATCCATGTGATCCGGCATTTACAGGCACTCCTGTTCAGACTATGGCTCTTATTTCCAATCATACGCTTTTTACAGATACCGAAGAGAATCCCGCCGACGATCTCAAGATAGGCGATGTTGTGGAAGTAAACTTGACAAAGAATTATGATGGGACATATGATATTCGGGGGGGTGAGTATGTGAGAAAGATAACCCCGACCAGAGGCCAGAAACCCGCCCCGAAATGCGCGAACATTGCTGAGCTTGATTTCGCTGAAACTAGCCCTGTCACATATGGGAACAACGAATATCCTGCACTCTTCCATAGATATCCAAAGAGTTTCAGTGCTTTAGATGCATCTGTTCTTTCTGATTTTGAAGCTTTTTTTGCTGCATTGGAAGCCGCAAATTACAAACCAGTGATAACTTCTGTTCGAAGAAGTGTGAAACATCAATGGTGTTTACATTTTCCCGGAAGATGTTTTGATCCAGATATATCCACCCCTTATAACCCAGTTGTAAAAACTCCAGATCCTCCTTGCAATTCTAAACATCAATATGGATTTGCGATAGACATGAACGCTACGTCTCCTAGTGGGCAAGGCATTAATAGTAAGTCGATAGATGCGCTTTGGGCGCCAATTGTAAAGATTGCTAAAAAACATAATCTTATATGGGCAGGCGCGCCAGATAGAGTACATTTTTCTCATAAAACAGGTAAATCCGCCATTGTTAAATTAAAACAAAAATGCAGAGGTTTTTTTTATGACACGTATGGTAGTGATTTTAAGTCATGGCCATCTTCTTTTGATGATGAACTATCATATACTAGCGGTGAAACTCCAACATCTTCTGAAACAGATATTAGTTCCATGACGGAAGAAGAAAGAATGGGTGAATCTGAACAATCACCAGAACTCGATCAAGTATCTGAAACAGATATTACCGACACGGATATGGAAGAGTTATATGCATCGTATTCTGAATAGGAAATAAAAATGGCAACCGATAAACCAATATACACAAAAGAATCATTCGCCTCTGGGACTCGCACCGAAGGCTTCGATGATCCATGGAACCTCCAAGAGTCTGAAGTGCAGCCAATGGTTGAAGAAATGATGGAGTCAAATGCACGCATCAATTATGTCCCTGATAACAGTGGACTATACGGTACCGATGTTCCAGAAAAGCGAGTTATTTATAAACGTGCTATAAATGAAAGGGTAATAAGAAAGAAAAATGCATGGATAACTCTTGGTACCGACAAACCTGGAGATATTACAGACGGTTTAGGTAGAGCCGGCGCTCAAGGTGCTAATAGGATTGATATCGTTGTCGGCAGACTCGCCTCTGTTAATGAAGGAAAAGGCCCCAGAAACCGCATACGAACAGGAAATAATTTTATTGCTGATGCTGCGAGGATATATATATGTGAATCTACAAATATCGATGAACATTTTGGAATTGTTGATGGTAGAGTTCCAGCAACAACCACAGATGGCCATTCTGGGATAGCTGTAAAAGCAGATATCGTGAGAGTGATAGGAAGAGAGGGAATAAAGATAGTAACAGGACAAGCTAAAGGTACTAGTGAGACTAATTCTCACGGAGGAAAATTATACGCCGCCCCACCAATTGAGTTAATAGCGGGAAACTCTAACGAACCGTTGGAGTATCTTAACCCTAACACCGGACAAAAAGAACTGGTTAGATATTTACAACCAGTAGCCCTAGGGGATAATACTAGAGATTGTATTGTAGAATTAAGTGCAATGATTGATAATATTTGGGCAGCATTGGATAATTTTTTGAAAACACAGATGGTATATAATAGCTTAATTGCAGCCGCAGCAGGTCCAACTGCAGCAGTGCCAGGGTTGGCTATGTGGGCTTCAGTTTCTGCTAAAGGATCGGCAGACGTTTTAGGGAATATCGCTAAGTCAATGAGTCCTTTATGGAATACTAGAGTTTCAAAGTTAATGTGGGAACAGTATTATTTAATGCCTTATGGATATAAGAATATCTGTAGTAGACATGTGTTTGCAACATAGTTGTAGTTGGAGTTAAGATGTCAGAATCACAATTTTTAAAATATCAAGATAAAGATGGAAACGGCTTAGTCGATGCATGTGATGATGTTGTTTCTATTCCTCCAGCAAAAGTATGTCCTGATTGCACAAAAGATCCGGCAGCAATGGTTCCAAAATGGAATGCTGCACCTTTTGAGCCGTTTTTAAATAAACAAATTTGTGAATTTCAAATTCCAATAATAACCAAATATACAACCACTATTGACGAGTCTCACCTAGAATTAGCAAGTTTAAAGAAACTATCAGAAAATAAAGCAAAAAAAGCATTAATTGAAAGATTCGATGAATATGTTGATGAAGCGATAGAAGTGTTGTTGGATTTTCATAACAAAGATGACTCTGAGAAGTCTATTTCTGCGATTAAAGAAGTTATTGATTATACTGAATATCATTTAGATGTGCGGCATAAATCTAGGTTAATGTTACTTTATTCTGTGCCTCATGATGATTTGGTTGCTTTAGATGATGCCGTTGATGAAACTGACGAAGATGACGATGAGGGAGATATAAAAGTAACCTATGAACCCTCAAGTTTAGAATTGCAATTGATTCGAGTACGAAAAGGTTTGGGATTATATAGCAGATATCAGAAGGCATATATGGCACTTGAAGACGGACAGTTATATTTCTTAGATTCTGGAGTTCCATTTAATTTAGCAGATTATGGCGATTTAGGTTTACGCAAAAGATCGATAATGGCTGATATTCTCCCGCAATTAGATGAATTTTTGAATAACAAAGGGTATAATATTCGTGGTGTTGGGAATTTATTTGGTGGCATCGGTTTAGATTCAGTGAATAAAATGGAATTTACATTCACTTCGGAATATAAATTAAAGAAATTGTTATTTTATACTACATTATGCGGTGAAAAACCGGTAATTTATATGAAAAAACTTAAGAGTTTGCAATCTAAATCTGCCTGGAAAGATCCGACAGCCATGGCATATTTTGCAAGATTAGATGACATGGAGAGAGATTTAACCGCTAGAGATCCTAAACCATGGCTAGAGTTCACGAGAGAACACACCTATCCAGGAATCTATTCTGATATTAATGCTGCTTATTCTAATGCTGATCCTGAGAATTCTATAGGCAGTTGTGTTGCTGATGCGTTAGAACGAGAAAGTAAACAACTTGGCCAAGATATCTTGGATGAAGTGTTTGGCATTGGTGACGCTATAGCTGCTAAGTTTCATAAACTTTGGTGCAATACAGATGAAGAAGAATATCTGGAAATGTTAAAAGATCTTGGTTTATCAGATGATCCAAGTCAATATAGTTATAATCCAGACACTAAAAAATGGGAAACAAGAGGTAAGAATATAAATATCTGGGCAGCAGCAAAAGAACAAGCATATAAAGAAATATCCGGCGAACAATCTCCTTGCGATTTGCTAAGTGTCACATTAGAACGTTTGAGTTCCCGTCAATCTGGTGATCAAAATATTCGTGAATTCTGGAATGGACTTGTTGATCAACTAAAAAAATGCGGCCTTAATGATTTGTTATTTAAAGCTATCGAGTGTTTAATGGGCGGTTTGTCGCTTGAAGAGGCATTAGCGGCAATATTAAAAAGCGCCCTGAGAGCTATGTCAATTGAATATTTTGGAGATTTATTTGTTGGACTACCAACAGAGAAGCAGCTTGAATTAAATGACTTAGTGCAGAAAAAACTACAATCAGGAGAGCTTTTTGATAAATCTTCAGAAGATTTTGCTTATGTAGAAGCTGCTGATAGTGATGTTGCTGATCAACCATTAGTAGGAAATCTAGAAGAGACTTGGTACCCGGCCGATAAATTAGCAGAATTAGAAGAAGAATCTTCCGCCACTGACACCCGCCGCACATTGGCAAAGAATTATGATTCATCAGGTAACGATGATGCAAAATCAAAATTAAACCCCAAGGTATTATTCGAGGCATATATCATAGCATTATTGGAGGTGTATGCTGACGATTATTTGAGCTTACTTGACGAAATGAATAAATTTCCAGGCGCCCAATTAGTCACCACTATTATTTCTATGTTTAGATGTCCCGGTCCACCAAGGCGAGATATTTTTGATTTTATTCATGATTTTGAGTTACCGTTTTGTCGAGGAAAACAAGAACTTGTTCTTCCAAAACTTCCTAATCCTGCTGAGATATCTCAAACTTTTGGGGATCTTTCGCAGCTTTTTTGGCAAAGAATTAAATTGATGATACAGCAAATTCTTATGAAGATTTTATTTCTCTTAATGACTAAAATTTGTGAATTAATTGGTCGCGCTATGTGTGCTGCTTTGGAGGCAACAGGAGCCGCTATAGCTGCTATACCCGCCGCCGCAACCGGCCGCTCAAATTTGATTGATGTATTTAAAGAATCAATTTGCGGAGAAGACGCCTCAGATGAACAAATTGAAGATACAATCGTTGACACCATGACGACATTAGGATTAGGCAGTGCAGCTTTGGCTGATTCTGAGCAGGTTTTGAGTTTCGCTGAAGACATTTCTTCTGCAACAACACGGACGGAGTTAATGAATGCGTTTTTAGGAAAACCTTCTGAAGAATTCTTAACAATCGTTGAAGTTATGGTAGGTGCAGAATATCCAGATTATGCCGATGCTTTAGGAAATAAAAATAAGATTGAAACACTTTTTGGGAATATGGGCAATTTGATGCCTGCAGATTTCAAACAACAAATGAAAGATTTTGTTAATCAATTACCTCCGATAGATATGATGCCAGCAAATCCATCGCTCTGTGCTACCCCTGAACAGATTGAACAATTCTGTGAATTAAGGATTGAAATATTAAAAGGCAGAGCAACCGAAGAACAGATTCGAGAGATGTGTGAAAATATTCAGAAGCAAAATTTAAGTGATTTAGAACAATTATCTACTGCGTTGCAAGATCCTAATTATATAGCAAACAATATGCCACCAGTTGTTTCTGCTCCTGGTTGTGATGATGGATTGTTGCCTTATGAGTCAGATTCAGCTATTGCTACTTCAACTTCTGTTTTAGGCGGTGAGTTAGAGTTGTTGAAAATGGAATTTTCAATTGATATGCTGGGAAATGGACCAGGTAAGAGTAATTGGGGATTCATAAACATGATTCTCAGTGATACTATGGGACGCCCATATACTAATCATATGAGGAAAGCGCACGGCTGGACCGGTAGAAGATATGTTGACTTTTATGTTGATTTAGGTCAAGATGATTATGCAATGGGCACCGACAACGACGCGCCCATCACTGATGGAAACTCCGCCGGAATTTTTGCAAATGTATGGCGCCAAGAGGGTGCTTTTCCTCAAAGAGTAGCTGGTTGGTTGAGTGATTATCTAACAAACGAGAGCCTTGCTCCAACATTCGAATCAAGCAATGATGCTCAAGCAGATGAAGTTATATCAAAAGATTTTGATGATTTTGGTATTTCAAGCTTCAAAGGAAGCCCTCAGAATTTATTAATGCTCCCAGATTTAGGATACAACGTTGAAATAGATCCAGACATAGAGGATGAGCAAGTAGATTTCACCATTAAAGCCCGTAAAGCAGCGCCAGATATGACATTATCTTTTGAGGATAATGCCGCTGGGGAAATGGACCATTTCCCTAAACAAGTTTATAATTATGGATTTGATATAGAAATGTATCTAGCAGACATTGAAGAATCAGGGAGTACATATGTCAATAGGCAAGGTGACGCTACAAGAATTAAAATAACTAACCGTTATAATGCAGCAGAAGCTTCATATGCAAATAGTGCATATGAAGACGCCGACGACACCGGTACCCCCCAGACAGATGAAGAATATATTGCGGTGAGAGAATTCGAGTTTTTAGCAGTCGATGATACATTGAGTGATGTGGAAATAGATTTAACAAATTATGTTGACTTTCTTTCCACATTTGAGGCTCAACAAGATTATATACCGCAAGTTGTCTTATTAAAAGAGATTTTGAATGAAGGTGGTGGAAGTTTTGAAAGTAACACGGTTAAAGCATTGCACGATGAATTTATGACGAATATAACAGCAGAATTCATAAGCACTCTTGCAGAAAATACTGACGCTTTTGATTATGGTGCGAAATTTGATGATTTAGCTACAACAGATATCGCATATGTTACTGAAGATGGTGAGTCATATTTTGATTCGGGTTATACGAATGATGATCAAGTCTTAGGCATTAGTCAGATGCAATATGATGAAGAGAACAACGATGGCCCACCTAATAGGGTTTTCTATTTAGATCCGTTGCAGTTTGGCGGTACGTATATGAATCCACCGATTTATATTTCCCCACTTACTGGATCTGGCTGGACGGGTATTGTGGATTTATTATTTCCAGAAATAAGTCCGTGTAAGCCATTTAGAACTGATTTGATTGATTTCGGAGATATCCAAGATAAAATAGATGAAGTGTATCCTAATATTCCAGAAGATGAAAGATTAATGTCTAGTGAAGAATGCGTGCTGGAGGTTCCATATAATAGAATTTTAGAAAGAGTATCCGCAGCCGGCTTGGAAGGGTTAATAACAGCCGCTATTAGAATTTATGTTAGTGTGCATTTTTTAAAATCGTTGGCTACTTTTACGACATTTTATCCAAAATTTCCACAAACGTATAGCAGTATATATGCTCAGTATATTGTTGAAGATATGGAGAAGAATTTTAAAGACGCCCAGAAAGCTGGTTGGGAATTTTTTAATCCCTTTAAAGATGAGGAATTTTGGTATGCTTTCTTGGAACAATCAGTGCAGGTGTACGCTAGAAGAGTAGATAGTGAGGATATAGAATTTCCTTCAAAATCTGCGATAGATGCGTGTGGCATTCTAAATGATATGCAGGATGATTATGATTATCCATATAGAGAAGATTTAAGAGAAGAAAAACAAGATAGAACTGTAAGTTTCTTTAAAACATTAAAGAACTATCGTTCTGAAAAAAACCTCCAAGCAGTACAAGAAACGGAAGAGTTGGCAAAATTAGTTCTCAAAGATTTAGTAATGGAACAATTAGAGTTTATGGGTGAGAAATTTGTTTCTAATCTTAAACAAATTGGGATGACTCCTCCGATATTTGATTTAGATTATTATTTGTTAACAAATCTTTCTCAAGGAACATTAGAATTAGATTTAAATAAGGAAATTAAAGAAGAAGTAGACGTAGACGGCTGGCCAACAGAAGAAGAGAGTGAATTATATACAGGCGGTGGCGAACTGTATGTTTTTGAAAAAAATGACGAAGATAGTGATTCTGAAGAAGGTGAAGAATATATTGGTTATTGGCACGCATTCAAAAACGAAGAAGGTGAGTTGGTTTATATGTCTGGTGAGTTTCACAACGAAGGTGATCACGATATCTTGGTTCCTTTCGCTAATAAAGTTACCGTTCCTATAGGTGATGTGGAAGAATACGAATTTAGCCCAGACACATCAGACACCACGAAGCCATTTGTTGTTGAGAAATATATTAGTATCGATGGTACGAAATACGCACCTTCAACAGCGATAGATATAATCAAAGCAAATGATAATACTTTAAATATTTCAGACGTTTATCCTGGCACGTTAGAAGTTTTAGTTGATAATAATGGCAACGGAGTTGGATTGGATGGTGAGTTGGGTATCCGTTATGGGTTGCTTTTTTCTATGATTGCAGATGGAACTAAAGTAGAAATCACAACCGTAGAAGTAGATGCGTTGGATCTTGCAATAGGGCAAATTGCTCCTTTTGATGGAGATAGTAAACAATTGTTGTGTTTAATTAATCTTTTGAAACGTGATAGTAAGTTTAAACTAATATCACGTTATATTTTCCCATTGAGTAAAATCACATCATTATTGGCGATTTATAATGATTTTGCCTTTTTACCATCGATAGGACAAATCACAGTGGAAAAAGGAGCATATAGATCCAACGAGGCCGAAGAAAAACCCGGCTCTTATATGACGGATGTGGATGATAATGGAAATCCAGTGATCGAGAGCGGCTCACCCGGCTGGGCAAATGTAAGAGATAGAAGTGGCTGGAGTCCATTTATAACAACTTGGGACGAGTGGGACCAAGAATTGTTAAGAAATACAAATAGTAGAATAAAGAAATTATTTAAAAATCACTATAATTTAAGAGATTTCAACCCCGGCGAACTTGACGATGATTTGAAGCCAGGTAAGATACTTTTAAATGAGTTAAGAGAAAGATTTAAACCCGCAGCCGGTCAGCGCTTGCTTCCATGGTGGCGACGACGAATGATGAGATCTAACCCATTTAATTCTGAAGGCGAATTATGTGAAAAAGATTGATTAAGATATAATTATAGAAAGTGAGGAATAAAATATGAATGCATTTGGTGTAGCACTTCCGGTGCGAAGAGATTCGAATGATGGGTTTGTGATGCTTAAGACTCTTAAGAAGTTGTTTAGTCAAAATTTGAAGATGTTAATATTAACAGCACCCGGCGAAAGGGTAATGGAACCAAATTTTGGAGTTGGAATGAGAACGTATTTATTTCAGAATTTTGGACAAAACACAGAACAAGCCATCGCATCAAAAATCAGAGAACAAGCAAGTATTTATTTGCCGGCTATTAAGATTTCTTCAATTTCTTTTAATTCAACTGACATAGACAGCAATAGGTTGGGTATTGCTATCTCTTATTCAATACCAGATATTAATATAAAAGATTTTATAGAGATTACTATTTAAAATTGAGGAAATTTACATGTCTGACGAACAAAAGAAAATAGTTCCAATTGATTATACTCATCGGGATTTTCAAAGTATAAAAGAGGACTTATTGGAGATAGCAGAGAGGTTTTATCCTGATAATTTTCAAGATTTTAGTGAGGCTTCTTTCGGCGCTTTAATGCTAGATGCAGTTGCATATGTTGGCGATCAGCTATCATTTTATCTAGATTACAATGTAAATGAGTCATTTTTAGACACTGCCTACCAGCAAAACAATGTACTTCGCCATGGTAGGGTATTAGGATATAAACACCCCGGCAGAGCCTCGACATATGGAAAAGTAGCGTTATATGTTTTAGTGCCGGCTTCTTCAACCGCAGTCGGCCCTGATTCTGATTATATTCCAATTTTAAAAAGAGGAACCAGATTATCTTCTACCGGCGGCTTGAATTTCATTTTAATAGAAAATGTAGATTTTGATAATCCAAAAAATTCTGTGGTTGTTGCGAAAGTGGACAGCACAACAGGCGCCCCCACTCATTTTGCTATTAAGGCATATGGAAATGTTGTTTCTGGCCAATTTGGCACTGAGCAATTTACAGTAGGAGCATATGAAAGATTTAAAAAGATAAAATTATCATCACCAAATATTACCGAAATTATATCGGTATTTGATAAAGAAGGGAATGAATATTTTGAAGTAGATTATCTTGCGCAAGATATGGTATTTAAAGAGATATCGAATACTAATTTTAAGAATGACAACGTTCCATCGATTGTAAAACCATATTTGGTTTCTCGCAAATTTGTTATGCAAAGAGATAGCCGCTCTGCATATTTGCAATTTGGCAATGGAAAATCGGGAGAAACAAATGTTGTTGCTAACCCTCAATCAGTAGCGCTTGATATATTTGGAAAAGATTATGTTACTAGCACAACTTTTGATCCAACTAAGCTGACGAAAAATGAAAATTATGGAATAGTTCCATCTAATACAACGCTGACTGTTAATTATAGAATGACAAATCCATCTAATTCTAATATTGCTGTCGGTACGCTTACAAGTGTTTCAAATGCACGAGTAGATTTCAAAGACAGAACAAAACTGGTTACCTCAAAGGCCCAGGCGATTGTTGAATCTTTTGAGGTAATCAATGAAGAACCAATTGTTGGCGATGTATCAAATATCTCAACAGATGAAATGAAAATGAGAATTTTTGATACATTCCCTACTCAAAATAGAGCAGTCACTCAAGCAGATTATGAAAATCTCACTTATAGAATGCCGGCAAAATTTGGCTCAATTAAACGATGTTCTGTGCAAAAAGATCCAGATTCTCTTAAACGAAATCTCAATATGTATGTGATATCAGAAGATCAATTTGGCAAATTAACGAAAACAAATTCGACGATTAAGAATAATTTAAAGATTTGGCTGAATCATTATAGAATGATAAATGATACGGTAGATATATTAGATCCTTTTATTCTTAATTTAGGAATTGAGTTTTCAGTTAAGGCGTCAGCCGGGGTTGATAAGTATTCTTTACTAGATTCATGCATAAAGGCATTAAGTAAGAAATATGCAACAACATTTTATATTGGTGAGCATTTTTATATCAGTGATATTTATCAAGAATTAAAGAATGTAAGAGGTGTGCTCGATGTTGTGAAGGTTAAATTAGTTAATAAATCAGGTACCGGTTATTCGGGAGTTGAGTTAAGTATTAACAACAACCTATCGCCAGATGGAAGTTACTTGATAATACCTAAGAATGTAATATTGGAGATAAAATATCCATCGGCAGATATTAAGGGAAAAATTAGTTAATGGCAATTAAGAAATATAAAGCCAACGCGGATACAACAATAGTTAACGCCTATCAGAAGAACTTTAGGATTCGCGGTACTGGTTCAAATGCCGGCGCAGCAGATGTCTTGGAAGTGTATTCTATATACGGACTAGTGACAACTAGTTCTGCGGAGCTATCTAGGGCATTGGTGAAATTTCCAATAACTGATGTTTCTACGGATAGGACAAACGGTGTACTTCCCGCTAGCGGAAGTGTTAGTTTCTATCTTCGAATGTTCAATGCCCCGCATTCTAAAACTGTTCCTGCTGATTACAAACTTTCAGTGTTGGCGGTGTCTCAATCATGGCAAGAAGGCACTGGATTAGATTTAGAAGGGTACAAGGATTTAACTAAAGGTAATTCCGGTGCAAATTGGATGAGCGCTTCAAATACGGCATATTGGACGGATACAGCGGGTTCAGTATTAGCCGGCGGTTCTTATCACACAGGCAGTAGCGATACAGAGACATTTTTACTCACTCAAAGCTTTACAACCGGTTTGGAAGATTTGGAAGTTGATATCACTCCGATAGTCGAACAATGGATAGCTGGAACGTATACAAACTACGGACTAGGCGTTCATATGTCTGCTAGTTATGAAGCATATATTTCTGGAACAGCGAACACAATTGTTAGTCGTATGCCTGGTGAGTTAGCATTAGATGCCGAAGATACAACTCAGAGTGTGATATACAACCCTAGCGGCTCTACGAAATCATATTATACGAAGCGATTTTTTGCAAGAGGTTCGCAATATTTCTTTAAACGTCCTGTGATTGAAGCAAGATGGGATGATAAAATTACAGACGATCGTGGTGATTTTTATTTTAGTAGTTCTTTAGCAACTGCTGCTGATAACTTGAACACAATCTATTTGTATAACTATGTTAGGGGTAAGTTGGCAGATATTCCAGCTTTAGGTGATGATAAAAGGATATATGTTAGTTTATTTTCCGGTTCTGTTGGTGGGTTTTATGCTGATCAAGGAGGTGGTGATGGAGATGACATGGCGCCGTCTGATATTCCAATATCAGGGACGACATCGGCAAACACTGGTAGTGTACAGATTCTATCCGCTGACAATAGCAGTTTTGTCAGCAGTGACAATAAATTAGTTGCAACAGGCGGAATTGTTTCAACTGGAATTTACAGTGCATCGTTTGCGTTCACTGGATCAACATTGCTGGAAACTGTATATGATGTTTGGTTTACTGGGAGTCATACCACGACTAGTGCTTTTGATGCTATAACTCAATATTTCACTGGTACTATTAAACCGGTGACATTGAGAGCAGAGCAAAGTAATTCACATCCAACATATTATTTGAATATTACAAATCTTCAACAAAAATATCGCGGCAATCAAACCCCGCGCTTTAATCTGTTTGTTAGAGAGAAGTATTGGAATCCAACTATTTATACGAAAGCGACAGCAACTGCGCAGTCAGCAACCGTTGTAAGCGCTTCGTATCGTGTATTTAGAACTTTAGATGCATATGATGCGATACCCTACGGCACAGGTAGTGACTTGCATACTTTGATGTCATATGATGAGTCTGGTAATTATTTTGATTTAGATATGAACTTATTAGAGCCAGGATATGAATATGGGCTTAAGTTTTCATTTTATGATAATCAACTGAGTAGTTGGGTTGAGCAAGATAAAGTATTTAAGTTCAGAGTAGAAGATTATGAGTATTAAGAAACTTTTTGAATCCACAGATAAATCAAAAAACTACCTCGCAGACACCACGGAAAAAGAGGCGTTCCAAGAGGTAGAGTCTGCCAGAAATGTAAAAGCAATAAAAGAAAAACAGGATACTTACGTTCCTCAGATAGATTATTCGGATCCAGCTAATTTTGTTAAATATGGTTCAGCTTATCTTTATTATAAATCTGCAGTGGAAAGAATCATTGATTATTATCCGTATGATGGGTCTGATGCGGAGGTAAATGAGTTTTATAATAAATCTCTTGATATTGAGAAGTATATTTTCAATAATTTATATCCAAGAACGACAGGACACGTTAAAGTTGGCACGGATTGGACCAACACAAGTGGATCCAAAATGTCCGGTTATGGCCGGCCAAATACTTTAGAATATATTGATTTTAAAGGTGGCCCTAATACTATCACTTCTTCAACAACTGCTGGATTGTTTAAGGATCCTAATTCTTCTAATAGAGAATCAGCTAACATTTATGATGAAGATATTTATACATCAGCGGGTTTACCCACAAGCTACGGCACTGGTTCTCGCGAGTCTAATTTAAGAGCTAATTTCGACAGCGGTGTCACTATTGAATTTTGGGCAAAATCAGGATCTTTAAGTTCAGCAAAAACTAGCAAGCAAGTCTACGTTGATGTTTGGAATAATGAATTGTCTTGCAGCGCTTATGGAGGTACGCTTAACACGAATTCGAATTCGGCATACGGACGTATCACTATCATATGGGAAGAGACTTTAGAGCGTTTTAGAGTCACAGCACAATCTGGTACAGCAACAAGCGCAAACGGCATCTTTGAGCAGCCGATAGGAACAAGTCTTACAGGTTCTTTATCTGATTGGAAGCATTATGCGTTTGTGCTTAACAATAGTGGCAGTGCTTTTAATTCTAAATTATATGTCAATGGAAGACTTAATGATTTTACTTCTTCTGCTGCGATTAACATCAACGAAATTAATTCAAAGAATATGGTTGGTAGAGTCGGCGCACTCTTAACTGCTCCTTCTGGATCTGCTGGTTCTGCCCAAGAAACACAAAATCTTGTTGGCGGTGGCAAACTCAGCGGCTCCCTCGATGAGTTTAGATATTGGAAAGAAGCACGTTCAGGTAAAGATATTGGAAAGAACTGGTTTACGCACGTTAGAGGCGGAACAAATACAGATATTTCTAACACAACATTAGGGGTGTATTATAAATTTAACGAGGGCACAACAGGCACCACTGCCACTGATCAAGTAGTTTTAGACTATAGCGGGAGAGTTAGCAATGGAACTTGGACAGGGTATAATTCCTTTTCAAGACTTTCAGGTTCAGCGATAGTTGAAGCAACAGCTTCTGCTGTAGAATATAAAGATCCAATTATACACTCGACACATCCAGATGTTGTGTCGTTAAAAGATAGCTTATTAACTTCTGGTTCGTATCATGATTCCACAAATAATGCTGCATTTTTAAACTTAGTTCCAGA